AAGGAGAAGAGAAGATCAGTCTCTAAATTAAATATATTTTGAAGATCTTCTTCTATAATTATTTTCTTAAATTTTTGCCATAACATTAAAGTTAGTTCAGCATCTTTTTCTGCATAACCACCAACTTCAGTTGAAGGTAATCTCCACATATCTGCCTTAGGATCTAATCCTCTTTCTTTAGCGGCTTTAGTTAATAGAGCTTCATTCTTACCTTGATTTAAATAAACCCAAGATAAAGAGTTTAATGAATATTGAAATCTATTCTCATCAATAATAGATGCTGCAATCATAGTATCTATGATTAAACCATTAATTTTTATACCTAAATGACGAATCCAAGATACATCATACATTGCATTATGAAATATTTTTGTAGCAGGACATTCACAGATATCTTTAAACCATTCTAATACTTTTTTACGATCCATGTTTGGACCTGCTTCATGAGCAATTGGATAATAACCTTTCCAACCTTCTACAGCGACAGCTATACCTACAACTTCACCATTACCTATGATGGCCCCTGAACCCTTACTCTTTAGATCTGGATCTCTTGTTTCTAAGTCAATAGCAATCTCGTCGTATTTTCTTAGGTCAGGAAATTCTGTAGGTGTTAACCATTCTGTAGTTGGTACAATCATTATATTAATTCAAACATAAATATTGTTATAATTAACAAACCAAAAATATCAGTATATGTATTCATTATTTTTTACCCTTGCTGTCTTTCATTTTTTTAATTTCTAATTCACAGTAATGAATTACTTTTTCAAGATCTTGTATGCCATTTTTATTCATATAACGACACACATATTTTATAACATTTCCTTGAAAGAAACTCAAGTCGTTGTGTGATATAAATTCATAGGGTTGAATTTTAAATTTTTTATAATGTGATCCACCGATTTGTTTATCTTGTGGAAATGTGTCTTCAAACATATCTTTATGTGTCATAGTTTATACTCATTCCTTTTTAAGTTAGCTTTTAGTTTATATAGATTATTTCTGGCACGTGTTATTCCCACATACCAAACACGATGTTCTTCATCATGTTTTTCCGTGCTTCTAAGCATAGATTTTTTTATTTTATCTCCAATATCAAGACATAAAATTACGTTATCTTCTTCCCCACCTTTCGCTGCATGAATAGTAGATATCCATATTCTAGCAGGTTCATTTAAATTTTCTCCATTATCAATCATGTTTTTTATATAAAGTCTTTCTTTTTCATTTGCTTCTTCAAATGCATCAAACCAATCAATCTCTCTATTCCATTCTTCATGACCTATAAATTCGTTAATATCTTTAACATTTTTCTCATCTAATATTTTTCCCTTACACCATAAATCATAATTCATTGCGGATTTATATAATCTTACTTTAAAACTCTTACCTTTTTTGCTTTCAAAGTATAAATTTCTTTTTATTAATTCATCTTTAATTTCCATGAGTCTAGATATGGTTCTAGTTAGAATTAACCATTTACCCGTTGTTAAATCTATTTGATCTAAGTTATTTATGTTTTCAGTATGTCCTTCAAAATCTCTTGGATAATATTTCTTTTCTTTTCTATGCCCTTTAATTTTTTCAATAGGTAATTCAGATTGTTCTTGAACTGATTTAGATATTCTTTTTGAATATTTTAACACTGTTTCTTTTGCAGGTTCTTTTATAAATCTTTCAACATCTGCTCCAGCCCATGCATAAATTGCTTGGTCATCGTCTCCTGCTAAATAAATATCATCAGCATATTCTTTTAATTTATCAAACAATTGCCATTGTAAAGGTGATAGATCCTGAGCTTCATCTATAAATATAACTTTAAATTTTGGTAGTTTTTGTTTGTTAATTAAATTTTTAATCATGTCATTAAAATCTAATAATTTTCTTTTTTGTTTATAAACTTTTAAATTGTCATCTATATGTTTTAATAAATGCCATTTAATTTCTTTACTGTTGTGTTCGTTCCTATCAAATTCTTCTCTAATATCTACGTCTCTATTCATAGCTTTACCTATCATTTGAAAATAGGGACTATCACAATTTAAAAAACTAACCTCATCTTTATTATATTTGTCATAGTATTTAACTTTAACATTTAATAATTTTCCAAGTTCTTCATAATGAAAAGGTTGCATAACATCTTCTTCATTTAATGTTAATTGATGATAAGCAAATGAATGAAGAGTTTGAAAGTATGGAAGTTTTTTATCTTCTGCAGGCATTCTCTTTTTAGCTTCTAATGCAGCTTTTTTAGTAAATGCAAAGTAACCAATCTTATGTAGAGGAGTACCAATTCTAGCATAAGCTTTAGCTCTAGATATTAGTCTATGGGTTTTACCTGTACCAGGTGGTCCAAAAAATTTATATATCATTAAACAATATCCTCTTGATCTTCTATGTGTAAAATATCTTCTACATCATCATCTTCTTTTTCAATAATATATAGAGGTACCATTGCACATCCACCTACACCTGGAAAAGGTTTATTTGTTTTCTTATCCTTACCTGGAAATCTTTTTTTCTTATTAAATTCTGGTTTAGGTTGATCTTTAAATTCTTCTTTATCAAATAGTTTCTCTAACATATGAGAAGTTCTTGAAGAATCTTTTCTCCATTCTCTTTCTTTTAAATAAATATAAAACTCATCATAAACAAAATATGCATACACCTCATCTTTAAAAACGTTTCCACTTTTAAATGAATGATAATTAGTAGCCTTTGAACCATTAACAAAATTATTTAAATGTTTATGTAATATCTCATAAGGCCTGGTCCCTGGAGCCGGTTGCACTGTATCAATGTTAGAAAATAGCGCTTTTATTATTTCAAAGAACTCCATACCTTTAATAGGTGGAGGTGGAATATCAGCTTGAGCCATAATTAAACCACGCATTTCTTTTTGATCTTTTATTTTATTTACATCTTTTGCATGTATTGGAATAGTCTCACCATCCTCTCTCTCAACTGTAAAATAATATTCTGGATCTGGTTTAAAATCTATTTTTTGTAAGTTACCTAGTACAGGCCAACTTGCTTTAGACTCACTAGCAATACCAAATTTTCTTTTAACACATTCTGATTTAACACAAACAATATTAATTGGATCTTGATGACAAGTATGTCCTGCAGTTGGTTTGTCCCAACTTTTTATTTTTTGCTTAACATGATCATCAGTCCAATTTTGATCAAATTTAAAATAGTTTCTAGCGGCTTCTAATACTTTTGTTTTCCAATTGTCTGCATATTTTTTCTTAGCAAACACCATATAATTAAAAAGAAATCTATCTCTATTGTCTGTCATAATTTCTTTTGTTAATATTCCAAGACATGGTGGACCATCTTTAAACTCATCTGCACCACCTTTTAGTTCAACTTCAATAATTTTATCTTTTATATTTCTTAACTGTTCTACTTTAACTTTATTTAATTCAACACATTTTAAAAATGTATCTAAATCCATTTCGGATCCATCTGGATTTAATGCAACTCTTTCTACCTTATTAAAGTATGGAAGGTTAATAAAGTTTCCATTCATTTTTTGACCTTCAGTGTTAGAGCCTAGTTTAGTTTGTTTGGGAAATATTTCTGTCTTAATAGTTAAGTTAAATAAAAATAATACCTGTTCTAAAAATTCTTTTATCTCTAAAGCTTTAACAGGTTCTTCTGTAAATACATATAAATGTAGTCCATTACTCTTTGATTTGATTGGTATTAATGGTAATTCTTTTTGTTGAATAATATCTAAATAAAATTTTATATCAAAATTTTTATATATTTTAGGATCAATATCTATTGCACCAAAACTTGAATAACCATTGTCATTACAAGGTTGAATTCCTATAGATTTTATACCCTCTATATGTTCTTCGTAATCTTTATCTTTAATTGATTTTCCAGCCCAACCATAATCACCTGAATTAAATTTTATCTTTCCTGTTTCTGGATCCTTGTAACCTTTAGCAATGTTGCAGAAACCAAAGTCTCTTTGTAAACCTGTAAACTC